TCACGGATGTTTTCCTTGAGAGATTCATCAGAGATAGCTGTAATGCTTGTGCTTGTTGCATAAATTGAGCCAGCGTAGTTGATAAAACATCTATACGCAGACGCGCCTGTCGAGTAAATCTGAAAAGCATCCTGAGCTGACGTGCTTGTTTCGCCAGTAATTATTAATTTGCCGTCATCATTACCAGAGGTAGTTGGCTTGGTAAGTTTTATGCCAGCGCTAGTAGTAGCAGAAGGGTTAGTGGTACCAACCAGCAAGTTGCCAGAGCTGTCGATACGCATACGCTCTGAGCCGTCAGTAGAAAATGCTATTGCGGCGGATTCATCGGTTCTTAATTGAAAATCGCCAGTGCCTCTATGTTGAATGACAGACGTAGTATTAGCGCCGCCGTTGTTTCTTATGATTCTTAGGCCATAGTCGGTGTATGTAGCATCGCCTACTAAGTCTAAGAATGAATAGCCGTTGCCAGTTCTGCCATGACCAATTTCAATAAACTGGTCTTCTGTAGAAGCGCCTCTTGTCCGTATATTTCCATAAACTTCTAATTTTTCTCCAGCAAATGAACCACCTATACCGACATTGCCAGAGCCGTCGATACGGACGCGCTCAGTTTCGTTCGTTCCAAAAATAATATCGCGGTTTACTGAATTGGTATAAATGTTTGCGCCCTCAGCATTTAATGCAATACCGAACGCATAGCCATTACCGTCAATGTGTAACTGACCGTTTGCGTTTCCGTCCATATCGCGGTCAGTATTACCATCGTGTATCTGGAATAAACCTCTACCTGCTACAGGGGTGTTTCCTATACCGACATTGCCAGAGCTGTCGATGCGCATACGCTCTGTGCCACTAGCTGTGTGCATTGCGATATAATCAATAGTAGCACCGGTGCGGTTTACTGTTAGCCAATTATTAGAAGTGTTTCCTGCGTCATTAGTGGCCCTGAATCGGAAAATGCCGTCAGTACCTGCATTGTAGTCCCACGTCTTTTCATCTGTAGGCGCACTAGTGTTTTTGGTTCTAAAGTACGGTACAGAGTCTTCTAGCGTTAGCTTGTACGAGGGCGACGTAGTACCTATGCCGACATTGCCGCCACTGGCAATTCTCATATGCTCTGTAGAGCCTTGTAAAAATCTTGTAAAGTCGCCTGTTTTTATCTCTAAACCAGTGCTTGCTCTGATGCCGTAGTTTGTATTGAAAAACTGCAACTCATTAGAGGAATTCATCAAAACAGCGCCGTCGAAAGTACCGCCATCAGCAGTCACACTCCCCGTTACGTCGATGCCTGTGGACGTTGTTTCTAGCTTTTGGCTGTTGTCGTGATAAAGTCGCACAGAACCGTTAGGCAAGGCAGAAAACATTGTTTCACTAAGAGACGCTTGCATAACAATGCCATTGCCGTTTGTGCTGAGATACATATTCCCAGTACCAGCGTCTACAATGTACGAGTGACTAGCGTCATGATAAATCTGTAGGTCAGAGCCAGCACCGAAGATGGCCTTGTCGTTGTCTCCAAAGTTAATGTCAGCAGAAGTAGTGCCGCCGTCAAACGTAATAGTTCCAGTTACGTCGATGCCTGTGGAGGTTGTACTAAACTTTTGAGCATTGTCGTGATAAAAACGAACAGCACCATCTACATTAAAAACAGCAATGTCTTCATCATCGTGTTTACGAATTGCTACTTGATTGTCACTTGTAATTCTAATCCCTGAAGTGCCTGAACCTTCTTGGATATAAGAATTAGTACCGTCTGAGTAAATCTGTAGGTCAGAGCCAGTACCGAAAAGAGCTTTGCGGTTATCAGCAAAGGTTACGTCAGTGCCGGGATTAGTGCCTACTTCGATAACAGTACCGCCTGAGTCTTCTGTGTAGAGGCGCTTGTTAGTTAGGTCTAATGCGGGTTCGCCTTGAACAAGATCACCAGCCGTAGGTGCGCCAGAACCATTCTTGAGTTTAATCGTGGTCATTAATAAGTTCCCCCGTCAACAGTTGACAGTGTAGTAGTGATAGAAGTTGTGCCTGAACCTGTAACTGCTCCAGACAGAGTAATCGTTTCGTTACCAGTTATATAGCCTGAGTTGTTAGTTAGGACAGAAATATTGTCCCCACTTTGCAATGCACTGTCAGCCAATGCGCCTTGTGCTGCCGTAGCGTAGTCAGCAGAGTCAAAGGCTTTTACCTGTGCAAGGTTAGTCACCTCAGAATCCATTAGCGCACCAGCAGCAGTTACGTTGGCTATATCCGTTACGTCTGCACTAGCTTCGATACCGTTGAGCTTTGTGTGGTCTGCATCAGTAAATACGTTAGAATCTGTAGCCGCTTCTACTGCCGCCCTTATCTCTGCGTTGCTTTGGTCTGCTGTGGCTCCTGCCTCAATACTATCTAACTTGCTGTGATCTGCATCAGTAAAGACGTTAGAGTCACTTGCAGAGTCAACCAGCGTACGAATCTCTGCAGCCGTCTGATCTGCTGTAGCACTGGCTTCAATGCCGTCTAGCTTAGTGCCGTCTGCGGCTACGTCACGGCCATCAACAGTACCGCTAAGTACCACATTGCCTGTGATATTGACGTTACCCGTACCTGTAATGTCATTACTGTTTAGGTCAAGGTTGCCGCCTAGCTGTGGCGTAGAGTCACCAACAAGATCCGGGTTAATACTGTTCCACGTGGAACCATCGTAGATTCGAGTAGTGTTGTCGCTAGTGTTGAAGTACCAGTCACCTACCGTTACAGCATTGCCGTTAAGGTCAACAGTAGGGTTGGTAGCAGAAGTGCCAAGGTAAAGACCATCAATTGCTTCTTGAGCCGCCTCTGCCGCTGTCTGCGCTGCTTCTGCTGCAGTCTGAGCAGTTTGAGCTGCAGTAGCGCTGGTCGCTGCTTCTGATGCCTTAGTGGTGGCTGTTGTAGCTGAGGTTGCTGCATTGGTCGCTGATGTGGCTGCTTCTGTGGCTTTAGTCGTTGCGGTTGTTGCGGAAGCAGAAGCGTTTGTCTCTGCTGTTTCAGCGTTAGTTTCTGCAGTCTCAGCTGCTGTCTTAGCTACTTCTGCTGCTGACTGTGCAGTCTCTGAAGCAGTCTTAGCGGTTTCTGCAGATGTCTTGGCGGATACAGCTGCGTTTTCTGCAGTCTCTGCATTAGTCTCTGCAGTTTCTGCATTTGTTTCTGCAGTCTCTGCGTTAGTTTGTGCAGTCTCTGCTGCAGCTTGCGCAACCTCAGCAGCAGCCTGAGCAGTAGCTGCAGACGTAGCCGAAGCAGCAGCTTCATTTGCTTTTGTAGAAGCAGTCCGTGCCTCTAGTGCTACCTCAGACGCATACGTGTCTGTACTAGCATCACCAGAACCACCTGTGCCACGAAATAAAGCCATTGACGACTCCTACAAAAGAAAAGGAAAAGGGGTCATTGCTGACCCCCTATAGTCGTTACTCTGCGATTGCGAGAACGAAACCAGCTTCAGGTCGGTATACCTGAACACCGTACAGGCAGTCAGCCGTGTACAGAGTCGAGAGGTATTCCTGCTTGTACTGGGTTTGTGAACGTACAGCTTGCTGTTCTGCCATAACAACAGCATCAGAGTGGAACAAAAGTGCAGCACGAGTATCAACAGAAGATGCAGTGTTGTCTGCAGCTGCTTCGATAGTGCGGCAGTTAGCTGAAACGTAAACGTCTACACCGTAAAGGTTACCGATCAAGCCAGAGTTTACAGCTTGGCCCGTTACGAAGTCAGAAGACACGTATCGGTCGATACCCATGATGGTGTTACGAACAGAAGGAGGAATAACAAGCGAACGTCCGTCCATAGGTACGTTGTTGTCGTCAAGCTTCTGGATCATGTCACGGAAGAACGCATCAGTAAATACGTCAGCCGCTACCATAGTGTCGTCAGTGTACTGAGTAGTAGTACCGCCGTCGTTAAAGAAACAACCAGTGTGCTGATAGTCAGTAGCAGCTGGGCTAAATACAACAGAGCCGCCGTCACCAAAACCAGTACCTGCTGCGTGTAGATCGTTGTCGATCTGAACAGCAAGAGCGTAACCAGCGTCTTCAGTGTAGAACTGACGGAGGCTAGAAAGCGCCTGTACTTCAACGATGTCTTCGATAAGACGTGAGTACTCGAAGTGACGGTCGATGTCAACAGTCAGTTCGCTCTCAGTGTTTGCAATGATAGTAACTGCAGTGTCAGCAGACTTAGCATTTGCAGATCCTCGTGTTGGCTTAGGTACGTGAAGCTTGTCACCTTTCTTGCCATTCATAGCAATACGCTTGACAAGAGGAGCCATCTTAAGGTTTTTCTGATAAGCAGCAATGATCTCGTCACTCCAAATTTCTGGAATAAACGTTGCCGCTTCAGTCTTCGCAGTATTACCGGCTGCGCCCGGATAAGTTGCAGTAGCCATGTCAATCTCCTAATAGATTATTTGACTCGACCCTCCGCATACGCTGCTAATATATCTTCTGATAAAGCTTGGTATCGCTCAGGGTCTGTTTTCATTAGTTTAATTAAGTCGGCCCTACGATATACTTTTTTACGTGACCCTTCAGCACTACCTCGTGCATTGCCTGTATTAGCTGCCCTTAGTTGTTGCTTACGTGCTTGTTTTTCAACATTAGCCGTTTGCTGGGTTACTGTCTTCCGTTCTTTCCAAAGTGAGAAAAGTTCGTCAGCAGCGTCAGCATCGTACTGTTGGTCAGCTTGTACAAACAGTTGAGTCCTAATTTTAGAAGCTTTAATCCAATCAGCAAACTTTGGGTCATCAAGAATTTGTCGCATGTCTGGATGTTTGTTGTTTAAAACAGATAGCGAAGATTGTTTTCGATATTCGTCGCTGTACTGCCTTGCTTCTTTAACACTAGGGTGGTTTTCAATAGCACGATTAACTGCGCTTTGAGGATCTGTAAAATAGTCTATATCGTCTTCAGGCTCAACGTGTTGCTGTTGAGGTGCTGATTGTTGTGTTTGACTAGAAATATAGTCGTCGACAACTTTACGAAGCTCACCTACTTCAGAAGACTGACGACCTAAAAGCTTTTCAGCTTCTTGGTGCATTTGTACAACTTCTTCTAGAGATTTATTTTGATACTTCTCTGGGACTATAGGTTCTTTTACTTGAGGTTGCTCAACTTCTTCTTCGGGTTGTTGAATCTCTTCTGCTTCGTTTTCAATGGTGTCCACATTTTCCTCTTCAGGTTGTGGATCAAGCATTGTTGCTCTTGACATAATTAAACTCCGTGATTATAATCATTGTGGAGACTTCTTTCTACCTGCTTTTTCGTGTTCTCGTACCCATTTTATGTGCTGACCGGGGAAATCCCCAGTAGAGCCATCAAGGTGAAAAGACGGGGCAGATACCATTTTAGTAGCGTTAGCACCACAACCGCACCTACTGGTTGTAGTACCGCTCTCTACCATTTCTTCAAAGACATGTCCGTTAGTACAACGGAAGTCATAAATTTTAAACATTTACAGGATCTTCTTCTTCAGCTTCTGCTTGTTCTCTAGCAGTTTCAATAGTGGCCTGTAGATTAATTACTGTTGCAAAAGCAGCTACTTGACCTTTACGAAAGAAAAGATCTTCTACGTCTTTTACAGTCTGTACATCTGCTAACTGTGCTGCGTTTGTGGAAATCTCTTGTAAGAGTTGTTTGAAACCTTCGTGATTGAAGAGTTCGAAGTAGTTGTCGAAGTAGGTTTCAAGCTCAGTGTCCATAGTTTCCTCTAATGTTGTTAACTATAGTTTTATTATAGCATACTTTTATGCAGTTGTCAAGCTTTTCTTGTTGACTTTCTGCGTTTACCTGAAGCTGTAACTGCGTGTTTAATTGCTTTGGGGCCTGTCTTTCGACGAGCAGAAGAAGTTTTTTCAGCTTTGGTCATCTTAGCTGCAACAGCCTTAGGACGACAAGAGGGGTAAGGGCGTTTACTTTTCTTTGCGGACTTACGCCCACAAGGTTTACCCGTCTTAACGTCAACCCATTCTTCAGCAAACCACTTGGTTAGACCTTTTTTAGGACGACTAGCTCCTCCTGTCTGACGTTTTCTAGGCATACGTGCCACCACGTTTTTTGTATTCACGAGTCAACCACGCAGACCCGTATGCACTGGGCCATACGTCAAACTTACGTTTAGCTTCTGATTTGACTCTGGCGTACAACGCCTTGTTTTTAGGTGTAGGCCCTGACTTTTTCTTAGGACTCTTTGCACCACCCGTTCGAGTTTTACGTGGCATGTTTAGTACCCCTTTGGCTTACTCTTACCTTTTTTCTTCTTACGCTTACCTGTACAATGTGGCATGATAGCCTCCTTACTTTTTGTGAACTTTTTGAACTTCAAAGTTTGCAGACTTAGAAGCACCCTTGTGTGGCTTGTAGCCGTCTGCAGGGTCTTTCATCAGCTTGTAACCTTTACCACTTTTCATCCAGTGATGGCCTTTAGGTGCATTAACTTTCATTTCTTAGGCAGCCTTACTTCTTTACCGTCTTGAAAGTAACGAATTCCGTCACCGTCGCCATCCACTTTAATGCTTCGACTCATGTCAGCTACAGGCAAACCTTTACCGGACTTTAAATCTACATTAGCTACGGTGTAATCTGTTTCGCCTGAAGAAGACATAGTAGCTGCAGTAACACCAGAACCTCCAACAGCACCTCCAGCACCTGCTTTGCGTTGTCCTTCACGATAAGTGCGTTGACCTTTAGTAGCTTTTTCAGATTTTTTCTGATTAGGTTTCTTTTTTGTTTTAAGGTCTTTAGCGTGTTTTTTAGATTCTTTAGCTACTTTTTCAGCTATTTTAGCAATCTGACCTGCGCCTCTAACTACTGCTCCTGCCATTGTTATCTCCTTACCATTTTTTACATGACCAGTATCTAGCTGTTAGCTTACTGGGTGGATTTGTGTCACACTTGTGACGTGCTCTGAACGATTTACGTCGTTTAGGTTGGTCTTTCTTAATAGTCATCTTAGCATCACCAAAACGTATAGTCTTGGTTTTGTCGCCTTCCTTGGCAACTACTACAAACTTTTTAGTTGGGTGATTAGGCGTCCGCTTTGGTTTGTTGTACCCGCTTACGCCCGCCCGTGCTAGTTTTGGGTCCTTTGGCTTGGGCATTAGATAAACTCTCCACCTTGGTTTCCAGCTCCGCTATTCGGTTCCATTGGTGTTGGAACTCTTGGTTGACTTGTTGGAGAAGGGCTTTCAGTTCGTGGTTGGTTAACATTATTTTTACCTTCTATTTGTTTGTTTTTAAGGAGAGTGTCAGCAATCTTCATACGACGCTCAAACTCTTTGTCTTCTTCATCACCTTCACGTAAGTTTCTGGTAATGGCGTTAATTCGATCAATCTCCAACTCTTGAGGAACTGCTTGAGCTTCTGCTGCAAGTTTAGCTGCCCTAGCTTGCGACTCTTGAGCTTGAGAGGATAAAAGTGCCGACTGAGACTGCTGGAACTGCACTTGTGCTTGTTGTGCCTGTTGAGCCATTTGTTGTGCTTGTGGATTAGGTTGTGAAGCTTGGGCTAAGGCTGCAAGGAGTTCTTCACGGTTAGATAAGTTCATGTTGTCAATTACTGACTGAATCAGTGTATTGTACAGTGGCGAGTCTTTGCCCATTGTTTGTAGTAGCTGCACAAGCTGTGTCACTTCGTACTCACGAGCAATAATGCCTAGAGTACTGCTGGCGTTAAACTTATAATCAGAAACTGGATAAGCTTCGGGATCAAACTGCATGTATCGGTAAGCTGCTTTTTTGACAAACGGAATTAAGAAAGATTGTTGGAAGTTGATTAATGTGCGCTTATGACGTTTAATAATAGCGCCAAGAGACATACTAATGCCAGCAGCAGTGCTTTCGCCGTTAACTTTACCTGCAATTCCTGCTGAGTCAACGGCTCCTGTTGCTTGCTGTACCATCTGCTGCAAGGCTCCTGCCTGAGCAAACGTAATTTGACTAACTTGACCAAAGTTGAAAGGCTGAAGTACTTCACGAGGGTCCCCACTAGTTAAAATCATTTTACCGGGGCGTACTTCTGGTTTTGCACCTCGTGGTAAACGAGTAGCGTCAATAGCCATCATTGGGTGAATAGTAAGGCTTAGTGCATCAATTCTAGCTCGTAGTTCTGTGTCTAGAGCCTTTTGACTGTTGTAGCCTTTTTCACAAACACCACGACCCCAAAAACGACCGGGTACTACGTCCCAAGGAAATGCCACAACAGGACGATCCTGCATCATGTAGGGGTTAGCTTCGGCTTTTAAAAGAATACCGCCATTGGCAATCACTATAACGGCTTCTACGTAACGTGAACCAGACTCTTCTTCCAGTACTTCTTCTACGTCTTCGTCTTGTATAGCGGCATCTAGAAGCTCTCGTGGAACCAAACCGTAGTACTTAGTAAGACGAACTTTATCATCATTGTAAATTGTAATGTCTTGGTCTGGCTCAAGATCAGTGTCAGGAGCGGCAGGACCGACATACGTGTCACGATAAACACCTTGTTCCTGCAAAAGTTCTACTTGGTGTATACTAACAAACTCATCAACTGCAACGCCCATAGCGTCCTCTACAGACGTAGCCACAGGGTCAATCAGGAAGTTCTGAGGGAGTACAGGTTTAAGCTTTACTTTTACTCTATCAGTAATGCTTACTCCTACTGCTTGTAAATCTCCGTCCATAATGGGTTGAGTAGCAGGAGCCATCTCTTTCATTTCTTCAACAATGATTTCACCAATGCCTGTACCAAAAACTGCAGCGTTGATTAAACACTCTGCTACTGCTTTACGCACCATGCAGTCTTCAAAGTCTTCAGTTAATTTATTACGAAGAAACTGCACGTCTTGACGTTGCGTGTCTCCCATGTTGTCAGAAACATCAAACCACTTGCCACGTCCAAACGTAGCTTCTTCTAATTCAGCTACATTAGACTCAACTGCCTGTTGAAGTGCAGGAGAAATAATACGGGAACGCTCAGACCTACGCTCACTGTCAGCAGGGTCCCAAATACCACGCCATAATCTATAATATTCTTCAAATCTTGCTTCATAGTTTGACTCGTAGTAGTCCCTCCAGTCTTCACATTTAGTTATAACCCAGTCTTCAATTGTTTGTTCAACGAGTAACGGGTCTTGTTCGTATAGTTCACTCATATTAGTATCCTGCTACCACGTCTAAAATTTCATGGTCTTCTATTTCGTAGTCGTAGTCGTACGCCACGTTAGCCAGTTGGTCAATGTACGCCAAAGCGTCCACTAAATCGTCATGTGTTAAAGGATCAGGGAATTGAAAAAGTTGGTCCAAAAATCTACTGTTCCACTCTCCCCTGTTTAAAGTAATGTACCCGTTTTCAAAACGGCCTTGTAAAGCCCACATTACCCTGTCTGTTTTCTTTTTATTACCGTGAGTTAGTTCTTCAACCCTAAAAAAATTACCGTATCTTTTTTGTAAATCAGTTAAAGGGGACATGACGGCTTGTTTAGCAATACCTCTTTCGATTCCAACCGATACGGGACGGTAATCTCTAACGGCCTGAAATATCTTAGCTGCTGTTTCGTCAAGTGACCATCTACCGTATATGATATTGTCAACATACCAACCATGCTCATTGACCTTAACCACGGCGATCGCTGTGTCGTCAAGTTTGGAATTCTTAGTCTTTTTCTTGTTGACTTCTTCAAATCCTGCCAAGTCAACTGCAATGTAGTAATCTCCTATTTCCGGCTCATCCTCACTAAAGCGTACCCAGTCTTCCTTAAACATCTCTGAACCACGGGCTTCAAACGAAGCCATAAATTCTTGACGAAACGCATAACTCGACATACTGCGTTTAGCAATATCAATTTCGTCCGGGTCCAATAGTGGATTGTCATAAGAAGTAAAGTGCCAAGCTTTGTACGTCGGATCATTGTCTAGTTCTGCATACTTATAAAGTTCATAAAAGTGATTGCGACCCATAGGTGTCCCTATGAACATCGCACAGCCCTTTTGATCCGCCAAGGCAGGTCTCAAAATTTGCTCAAATACCTCTGGCTTCATGTCAGCGTACTCGTCCATTACTAGGAACTTGAGGCTGACTCCTCGCATGGTTTCGGGTCTATCAGCACCTTTTAAGCTAATAGTAGCACCGTTGACAAGCTTAATTTGCAAATTATTAATGTGACTACCGCTGATAACAGGATGCCCCAGTTCCAAGAGGGTGGACCACATGATGTCTCTGGCTTGTCCCTGAGTAGGTGCGACGTAAAATACATGCCCTCTGTCCGCCTGTAGTGCGTTTACTATTAACATCCACGCTGCTAACCTAGACTTACCAGTACGTCGTCCAGCAGCTACTATTTTAAATCTTGTGTCGTCTGCCCAGACATCTTGTTGCCAAGGCAGGAGTTCTATATTAAGATCAGTCAAGTTCGTCTAACTCGTCTTCTGTCAACTCACGTATAGGCATTTCAAGATTGTTTAACAACTCATTTACTTTAGTAAGAGTGTCAAACTTATGAAATACAGCAGGCACTGCTCTTTTTCCTGTTAAGGACTCAACCATGTCCCAACCTGCAGGTCCCGGAGGCATTTGAATAAAACGATGGTCAATGTCTTTTTCCATCATTTTTCTTCTAAGTGCTCGACAACCCATACACCAGTCAGCACCAATTATTACAAACATAATTAAGTGTTAAGATCCATTGAAGTTATTAAATACTGTCGGAGCTTCTAATAAGTCAAACGTTACTACTACTTCCATATTGCCAGCACTGCTAGAAGACGCCTTAATAATGTCTCCCGGCTGCAAAACAAACACTGCACTACCATCAATTAACAAGTTTTCTTTTGAGGATACGTTAGTTCCGTTGTAAATATATACGTCGGGCGTTGGGCTAGGCTTGTCTACAAACAATGTAATGCTATTTGTTGCATTATGCAGGTTGGAAATAAACGCCATGTTCCAATGAGCCACATATCCGGCGGGTATTTCTACGATTGTTTGCGTAGACGTGTCCGTTAGATTTTTGTTCTTGGTATATAACATTAGTATGTCCACATAACTGGTGTTGTGCCACGGGTGTCAACGTGGACAAAGTCAGAAGCAACACCTATGCCTGTAAAACCAAGCTCTAGAGCAGCATGTACAACCTTAAGGCGATTAGCGGCATTTGTTATTTTTATGTCTGCCGCTATGCCTTGGGCATGAGTACCGGGAACGTCTTTCTTTTTTTCTATTGGATGTAGTGTCGGGTGTCTATATCCACTAGTAATAACGAAAGGAAATCCGCAGTACGCCCGTAAGTGGTCTAGCTTTTCTAGGAACTCTTGTTCCATGTTGTTTGTTCCGGAGACTTGACAGTCAAACTCTTCTCGTGTGAAGTGCTTAAGACTCATCTACTACTTCTCCTTCAATTATTTGAGGGGTTGTAACTTCAGCTGCACCAACGCCACTAATGTTGATTTGAATAGCGTTTCTACCACCGTCTTTAACTACTTCTTTTTCAAAAGCACCCACTGGTAGTATACGGTCCATCACAAGTTTCCAAGCAGCGGCTTGATTCTTATGGTCATGGTCCAAAGCAGCATCAAAAATTGTTTCTAGGACCTTACGAGACTTAGGACTAGCCAACATCCTAGCCTTGTACTCATTAATAATCGCTGCGTCACCCTTTGGTCGGCCAACTTGACCCTTGTTTCCGGGTTTTACAGCGGCTACTTCGGACTTCCGGGGTCTGCCACGACCTCTTTTTTTAACAACGTCGGTCATAACTAAAATTATCCCTCAATATGACAATAGTATAACACAAGTTTACATGAAAGTCAAGCTATTTTATGCTTAATTCCTGGGACATTAGAAACTTGAGTAAAATCAACAGGTTACATGCTGTTATTTTTTACTTAATTTTCCTAATTTTTACCTATTTTGTGCCTGAGTGGCAACAGTAAAAATAATTGCCAACATAAGCCCTCCCCCGGTCAAGTTATCCACAGGTTGTGCATAAGTTGTGCATAAGTTATCCACAGGTTATCCACAACCCTTGAGTTATCCACAGGTTTTCCACAGGTGCAACCAAAGTTATCCACAGGTTTATCCACATGGCCCTGAGACGCCCTGAGAAGCCGCTCACGGGGTTTTAACCTTAGGCCATGCCATAAGACCAACTAAAGTTTTTTCGAGTTTTTGCATTTTCGGGGTTGACAAGTGTGTGGACTTATGTTGGACCCTTTGGGCCTTTCATAACGTGTGCGCATGCGAGTAACATAAGACGACAAAAGCAGTCAAGAAATAATTAATGGTAATATTTACACTAGACAATGTCCGTGGTTCCTGTATCATGGCTACATCTTCAATAAACAAAGGTAATGACATATGGAAAAGCTACTAAATGAAACTGTAGGATCATTCGAGGTCTACGCCGACGACGACCGTCTATACTTTGAGCACGTATTACACGGCGAAGGGCGAGCAATTTGCATTTATCTAGACGAGACGCAGACCCAAATAGTAGACTACGACATGGCGTCGTGTATCCCTGAGCAAGTAGGGTGCTGGTTAGAAGCTAAAGGCTACAACATCCAGAAGGATGAAAGAGACGGTTACTGGGATATAGTCTAGACTTGACTAATCGAAGGGCATCCTTTAGGGTGCCTTTCAGTGAGTCAAGCCACTAACGGCAGACTTCAACTAAGCCCAAGGAGGGCAACATCATGGAAAACGTAACCACATCAAAGCTACTAGGCCGAAGCATCATCATCCGCAAGCGTAAGGCACTAAAGCGTCCCTTTAGCTACTCGCAAGGCGAATGCTATCACAAGCTTTCAGGAGGTCTCTGGTCGCTCTACATAGAGCATAAGAACGGACGGGATGTTAATATCAGCATCGACGATCGCTAAACCATCCAAGCTTCACGGGACCTCGCTATATGCGGGGTTTTCGTGGTATCAGACAACCAAAAGGGTAATATTATGAAAGACTTTCCAATGGAAATTGATGGCGGTTACGTCATACTGTCAGACGGTTTTTTTCACGGTGAACCATACGTAGTGGAGGAAGTGACAGAAGATGACGTGCAAGTGTATTTTTATGAGATAGACATCACGTCACGCTATAAGCGGATCTAACAGTAGACTCAAGTAAGCCCATGGTGTACGCTGTGGGCTTTGTTGATTCTATTGGAGACTAAATCATGGTCAAACTGTCTAAAGCATCAAAAATGCCCGGTCGCTCGTGGTCACTGCAAGCGCTCGACACATGCCCAGCTTCACGCAAGCCGGACGGTTCACTAGTGGATGCCTGTTCGGGATGCTATGCCACAAGGGGCAACTATCGCTATCCTAACGTCAAGGCACCTAGAGAGCACAATCGGGAAGACTGGAAACGGTCCGAATGGGTTGACGACATGGTGTCCGAACTAGATAACGATCGGTACTTCCGATGGTTTGACAGCGGTGACGTTTATGACGTTCGATTGGCTTACAAGATCTTGGAAGTCATGAAGCGTACGCCATGGTGTAACCATTGGCTACCGACTCGAATGCACAAGTTTAAAAAGTTTGGTCCAGTGTTGGCGGAGATGTCCGCATTGTCAAAC